GTGATTGTAAAGTTATTGCTCTGGAAAATGCAGGGTCATATGTTTTACTTGGAATAAAATCACCTGTTTCACGGTCTACTTGACCTATGTTTGACGATTTTATTGAATCTTCAGCAAATTCACTAGGCGATTTTAATACGTCATCAAATCTACCTGCTCTAAATGCATCTGCAAAACTCATTTTACCACCAAATTTTGGGTCATCTGAAAAGTATGGTTCTTGACTTTGTTTATCGTAATCACCTCTAAAACCAGATTGTGTTAATGCACTACCTGTTTTAAAAGGTTGTACTCCTGCCTTAAATACATCTCTTCGAGCACTTCTATTTGCTAAATTTACTTGTTCTGGTGTAAATTCAAGTGGTGCCAAATCAAGTTCTGGAAAAGCACGAATGGCAGCATTTTGTATATCTGCTCTGGTTAATGACTCATCTTCTTTTTTACCAACTGCCTCTTTAAGTCTTTTGGTTAGCTCTCTTGTTGCAGATAAATCACCAGAGGTAAAAGCATCAAAATTAGATATTGGTTCTCTACCTAATGCAAGATTTGCAATTTGATTTACTCTCATTTGGTTAATTAAATTGCCATATTGTGCCATACCAGCACCCGGCAATGCACCAAATATACTTTGTGGAGTTATTTTAAAATCAACACCTAATTTAGATAAGGGTGCAACACCATCTTGAAGACTTAATATCCCCTCTTTTAATACACCAAATTGATTTTTGGTAATTGGTGCCATTAAATCTCAATACCTTTTTGCATTGCAGGTGTCATCACATCTTCTTGGTCTTGTCTACGTCTTAACATTTCTTCTAACATTCTACCCATATTAGGATTTGGTGCCATCATTTGTTCACCTTCTCTTACAACTGAACTAGGGTCTTTCATCATTTCACCTTCTCGCATAACCGAACCACCTAAATTACGTAATGCTCCCATTTCGTTAGCTCTCATTTCTGGTGATGGTGCTACAAATTTGTCATTACCTCTTACAATATCTAAAGCAGTTGCGAAATCTGTACCAGTGGATATTAATGCCATCATTGCTTCTTTCATATCTTCTGGCATATCATTAATAAAATCTAACATCATAGGTGTGGACATGTTATTTAAAGACCTATCTGTCATCTGTTCACCTTCTCGAACCACACTTGTGGGGTCCATTGCTTTTGCAATCATTGGACCTGCCATCATTTGTTCTGGTGTTATATCTTTCATTGTTTTCATTGCCATATTAAACTCCTTTGTTAATTTCTTTAGCTATGGTTTTTTCACGAAGTATTGCTAATTCTCCCTCCATTTTCTTCATCTTTAGCATTAATTCATTCTGTGCTTTCGCATTATCTATTGCGATATCTTGTTTTGCCTCTGCATTTTTAATAGCCATATCTTGTTTTGCCTTTGCACTTTCAATCTGTAATTCTAATTGTGTTTTCATCTGAAGCATTTTTGCTTCAAATTTTGCTAGTTGTTCTGCAATCTGAAATTGACCTTGACCTTGTTGACCGATATTCATCAAGCCTTTTATTTGCTCCATCTGTGGTGATTGTTTAACAACCTCTGAGGCTCTTTGTGATATTTCCATATCAAGTTCTGGTGGTATATCATTAAATTTAAATTTAGGGTCACGAACATCTGGTAATGGTGCTAAATCCATACCAATGGCTGATTTCATTCTTTGTCTGTATAACAATGCTATGTGTTCTGCAATATGTGCTATCAATACAGGTTGTAAACCTCTTGCACCCGGATTACCACCTAGTGATGGGTCTTGTAAGAATTGCATATGCACATTGATGTGAGCATCGTGGTCTTGTTCTGGGAATGCTCTTATAGGTTTACCATACATTACAGACATATTTTCATCTACTGGGTCTAATCTTGATGCTTCTTGTGGCTTTTCTAGTACTTCATCTATGTTTGGTATTCTTATTGCCTCTAACATTCTTTTATGTGTTTCGTACTGGTCATAAAGTTGAGGTGCTGATTGGGATAATTGAAGTACAGATTGACCTTGTGCAATTCTCTGTGCTGTTGAAAATATGTTTGGGTCTGATACTGGTACAATATCTATTGCATCATCAAAATCTTTTGCAAATATTTGTGCAGATACACCTGCCTGCGAAAACGTAAATTCTTCTGGTAAGAACTTGGCATTTAATTTTGCCATTAATTTAAATTCTTGTCCTTGTGAATAATGTAGTCTTTTATGTATTGCAGAAAACGATTTACTACCTTGTTCTATTAGTGCAACTGTTGAACCTACTGGTGCATTTGGGTTTACATCACCAACATTTAAATCTGCAGTACTAGCAAATCTG